CCCTGTGGAAAATCCAGATATTTCTTTTCAAGTCCAACTGCCCGATGAGTGGGACCCAGAGTTAGCAAAAGTGAATATTGGTATAACAGCGGGTGTAGAAACGAATTTGTGTTCTCAAGCTTGGGTAGATGCATGTATGAAAATGCACATGGTGATTGTACCAAGTACATTTACAAAAAAGACGTTTGTAGATTCGGGAGTGCCGCCACACAAAATAGTGACGATAGCTGAGGCGCATAGCCATAGTGATGAAATATCAGTTGTGCTCGATGACCAGCTGAATGCATTACCAACTTCGTTTAATTTTCTGATGTTTGGCCAGGTAACAGGTAATAATCCTGAAAATGATAGAAAAAATACATTCTATGCGCTGAAGTGGCTAGCAGAAACATTTAAGAATGATAAAGACGTTGGGATTATTATGAAGACTAATCTGGGCCGCTTTACAACTGCGGATCGAGAGAGGTCGAAACAGATGTTTAAGAAACTTATATCTGAAGTAAGACAAGGTCCATACCCACGATTTTATTTGGCACATGGTATGCTAGACAATAAAGAGATCTCCACTTTATACGCAAATAAAAGTGTGAAAGCCCTACTTGCACCTACACGCGGTGAAGGATGGGGGCTTCCTATTTTAGACGCCGCAGTCGCTGGTCTTCCCGTCATCGCGACAGATTATTCTGGGCACTTAGACTTTTTAAGACACATTAAGTTTCTACCCTTGGATTACGATATCGTTCCAATTCATCCATCTCGCTGTGACGGCCGAATTTTCGTTGAGGGCACTGCATGGGCAGACGTGAAGGAAGGATCTTTTAAGGCAAGGGTTACAAAGTTTAGAAAGTCGTCCGTACTCCCGACAGAGTGGGCAGAAGCCGGGTCAGAGATATTAAAAGAGAAATTTTCCCTTGCCGCCATAAAAGAGCAGTATGACGCATTTATGGAGCGTATAGTTGACGACTCTTGAGACAGTATTAGTTTGTGCATTAGTTGTGATGGTAATATCGACTATTATTGCGTCTCTGTTCGCTGTGAAATTTGCTCTATTAATTTTACGAGTAGAAGATGCGATTGAAGAGAGTCTGGATATTCTTGACGAGCGATATGCATCGATAACAGAGATTGTCGAAATACCATTATTTTCAGACAGTCCTCAGATCCGCCAGGTCCATACAGATCTGACGCGCTCTAGAGAAGCTATTCTTTTAATAGCTAATATTTTAACAGATGACTTTAGTCGTCTGAAGGACAATAATGATGGCCCGAAAAAAGATACGTAGAAATCCCGGGAAACCGAGGAACATGTATTTTAATAAAGATACTCAAGCATCGATTGAAGAATATCAGAACGAAGACGACTCAAAGAAGAGAGAGGTAGTCTATAAGGAAAAGATCCTTCCAGCTTTTGACCAATTAGCAGAGAGCTTGATTTTTGTTTACGGATTTAATTCTCCGTACGATGGGTTTCATGCGCTGAAGTCAGACTGCGTTACATTCTTATACGAGACAATTCACAAATGGGATCCTGCTCGTGGCACAAAGGCTTTTTCTTATTTTAACGTTGTAGCAAAAAATTGGTTGATTATTCGTTGTCGAAATGCGAAAAAAGAAGACAGAAGACATGTTTCGATGTCCGATCTAACAACTATGTCGTCAAGAGATAAGCACACTGTTGCAAACAGCAGTGTTGCTCCCTCCCCTCAGGAGATTATGGAATTGGGAGAACTTCGTGACAATATAGTAAGGGTTATCGATGAAATTGACAAACGTATTACGAAAGAGAATGAAAAAATCTGTGTGCAGGCCATTCGAACAGTTTTTCAGAACATTGATAATTTGGACTTTTTAAACAAGCGTGCTATTTACGTTTATGTGAGGGAAATTTCGGGATTGACATCGAAGCAGCTTTCCGTTGCGATGTCAAAGATACGAAAACATTACAAAGATATTGTGCATGATTCTCGAATCGTGGATTTGCTTTAAGGATGAATGATGGGTGATAAAGTCGAAAAAAGCTTACAGGATCTAGAGCAAACAAAGAAGAAGATGAAAGACTTCGAGGGAGTCTTAAAAAAGATAAAGCACGCTGATGAAAAGAAAAGAATACTCTGGAAAGAGATATACGACAACGCGTTGATAGATCGTCAGAATGCCCATATTCTGTTTGTTGAAGCGTATACATGTATGACGCAAAGCGCATCAGAGCATGTCAGCCTCGGGAGCACCTTGGCAAAATATTTAGAGCGTATGGGGAAGTCTAACGAGCAATTGCTGAAATTAGCAGACTTGATATCAAAATCTGAAGCTGCGCATAATGCAATAAACGCTGATGAATTATTTTCTCAAATACAGGATGAGTGATGGCAAAGGGTTCGGGAACAGATGCAGTTGCAAAGATTAATAATCCCACCAGCGATGTCGGTGATGTCGTTGAAGAAGCTGGGACAGCTGGGCCGACACAAGTTCTGCAACGCGCAGTCGTTGTGGAAGTCCTGTATGATTTAGCTTCGTTTACAGAAGAAGAATTTACCGAGCTGCAAGAGCTTGTATCTACTCCGGATTTGCTGGCTTCTGCTCCTCGAAATTCTGTGATCGCTCGTTCTGTGACAGCCGGTGCAGATAAAAGAGCGGCTGTAGAAACAGACGAAGAATCCGATGAGGAGAAGGGTACAGTAGGCATTCTGTGCTATCCATTTTTTCCTCCCCACCTGTGCTTCCCCATAAAGCCCGGGGAGCAGGTGTGGGTGATTAATGATTCGCCAGATGTGACAGCAGGGGTGTCTTATTGGATGTGCCGGATTCCAGAGCCAGACCACGTCGATGGTATCAATTACACTCACGGAGATAGGAAGTTTGTCGGATCAACAGGCGAGAAGAGTTCCTCAGAGAAGTCCGCATCGGCTCAGGGCGAGGAGTTAGACGCAGACGCTGAGATTTTTGGCTTTCCAAATGGTCCCGGCACTGAAGACGCATTTTCTTTAAACACTGAGTTGGCATACGAAGAAATCGTTAACGCGTCGCTGTCGTATCTTTCATTTATTCCCGAACCAGTTCCACGTTTTACGAAGCGCCCTGGCGATCTTGTGATTCAGGGCTCGAACAACGCTTTGATATGCCTCGGCCAAGATCGTGGATGGACCCACTCAGACAGTAGTGTTACACGTACAGATGCTGATGGTGCAGAAGCCTCTAACGCGACATTGGAAGATGGTGATACCACGCTGGATGCTTCGATAAGCACTGGCTGCATCGATATCGTTGCCGGCCGCGGTCGTTACGATTTCAGAGTCCTTGGCGGAAGTGTCGATGCGGAACCCGAGTTAACGGCTTCCAGGTCGGTTAAGAATGTTCCGCCCGAAGAAGGCGGTCGAGACGCGTATGATGAAACAAATAAAAATCCTGTTGGAGATGACACTGCCGACGTGAATCGGTTTGATACTCCAGCAGAGGGCGATCCCGACTTGGAGAACGACGCAGCGCGGCTGTACGTGGCCATGGCAATGCAAGTCGACAAAAGTTTCCACATCGATAAGGAGGGTGATACAATTCCATCTGCAATCGACAGTAACATAGCTCCTGCAGAAGATGAATCTTCTATTGAGTTTCCCGGTGCTGTTGTTGCGAAGTCTGACGAGATTCGCTTGATTGCCAGAAGAAAAGAATCAGACGATCCTGTCTCTGGTGCTCCAGAGATAAATGGCAGTATTAGATTGATCAAAGAGGGTGACACCGGTGACGACGCATGCGCTATATACCTCTTACCTGATGGCACGATTCAGATTAGCGGAAAACAGATATTGCTTGGTAGAAAATCAAGCGATCAGTCGGAGCGTTCGTCGATATACGCCATGGGAGATGGCGGGGACCCCATGGGTCCAGATGGTACCGAGCCGTGGGTAAGGTTTTCTGATCTAAAGAAGTTATTTACACAGCTGTATGAAGCGTTAGACGATTTTTGTACTACACTTCAATCTAACCAGTGTCCCCTTTGGGGACCAAACCCTCAAGTCACAGCAGCTTCTACGCAACTTCAGGCATTACTTAAAATTCATAAAACAAGAACAGAAGATTTTGATCAATTGGCATCAACTAGAATTTGGGGAGAATAATAAATGGCTGAAAAATTAGGTACAGGTCTTCAGGGCGAAACTGAATCATCGGGATTTTCGTTTAGCCTTAGTGGGGTAGCAGTAGACGAAGAAGCCGCATTAGCAGCCGCTAGCGCTGCATTGCTTGCTGCCTTTGATGAACCAACAGAAGAACAAACAGAGGCCGCGGCCGTAGCAATAGGCACCTCAGCTGCGCTTGGGCCCGCGCTAGCGCTAGCGCTTCCGCTAGCATTTGATATAGACACCCCAGAGATTGCCTTACCCGCTGCGCACGGCAGCCATGCTGAGTTTGAGGGAGATGCCGAAACTATAGCAACCTTTACAGCGGTAACAGAGGCAGCTGAAGAACAGGCTTCAATGGGTGACGCAGTATTTAACACGCTGGACCCGATTCTCAATGGCATTCCTGTTGGTGAAGACGGCTTAGTGTATAGCATTGCTGACGCTGCCATCTCCGCAGCTGGCATAACAGACAATGAAACAGTGCCGCCTATTCCGAATAATGGGACCCCGCCGATTGTACCCACGATAGCAAGAATGCAATTATTCGAAGAGATAGCATATGGCTTCCGTCGATCTGGCATGGCTGCAGGAGCGTCGGATCCCGAAGCGCCAGGAAAAATACTCGCGGCTTACATATCTCTGGCGGTTGAAAAATTTGTGAGAAGAGCGATTATCAAGGTATCGTTACCAGATGACAATTACATCAAACTGCTATCGAAATTAACGGAATTTGGTTCTGGTACTGCAAAGGTTTCAAATAGTGCATCTGTATTGGCCGCCGAGGTTGTGCCAGCTGATCCCAGTGTTGCCCCCTACGTGGGCTCTTACGCATTTGATCCAGCCGATCTAATGCTTGGGGTGGATGTTGTTCCATTACTAAATTTTTATGGTGGAATAGGAAGACTGAAGGACTACGGCGATAATTTTGAGCATCCAGACTACGTAGCCGACGGCGCTGAGGCTAAGATGGTAAACATGGATTCTGTCTTAATGATGTTAGAAAATGGAATAAACTTCGTCTAGCGTGGTGAATTTATTGAAGTTGATAATTAACCTCAGGTGGTCGTATGGCGTTGGTTAAATTAGGCGATAAGAAAGTTTACTCTTTTAAGTCTGTCGGTGAGCAGACAGAAGAGCGCGCTCTTCAAAAGAAGTCATTTAAAAGGAACATTCCTTTTGGAATTAAAACTCCAGTAGCGCTATCCAGCGAGGGAACCGAATTCATTAAAATGAATTACACTATGGCTGATCAAGTGGGAGACAATTTTAAAAATATGATTCTCACGAACCATGGCGAGAGGTTGGGGTTCCCTGACTTTGGCGCAAATTTAATGGAGCTTGCGTTTGAGCTTCAGTCAGAAGTTGGTCAAACGGAAGCAATAAATAGGATAAGCTTGGCCGTTGGGAAGTATATGCCCTACCTAATCCCATCGACATTTGAACCCATCACAGAGTATTTTGACAATAAAACTGTCGCAAAAGTCGGTGTTAGAATCACCTATAGCGTCCCAAAATTGAGTGTGAAGGATAAAGTGCTCGAAGTAATAATCTATAGCGCGAGTTGACAATGGCATCAGATATTAAAAAAGAATTAAAAAAAGAACTACAACGAAGTTACCTTGCGAAAGATTTCAATTCTTTTCGAACAGAGCTGCTGACCCATGCAAGGGTCTATTTTCCCGATCGTATAAGGGATTTTACCGAAGCGAGCCTTGGAGGTCTCTTGCTTGATATGGCTGCATTTGTTGGTGATTCAATGGCATTTTATTTGGACCATCAATTTAATGAGTTAAATTGGGCCACTGCCATTGAGAGCAAGAATGTTCAGAAGCACCTTAAAAATGCGGGGGTGAAAGTTCGCGGTGCAGCGCCCTCTGTTTGTGAAGTCACATTTTATTTTGAGATACCAGCGGAGCTTGTAGGTACAGAATACGAGCCATCTCCGTCATTACTCCCAAAAGTTGGACAAGGAACGAAGCTCGCTTCGGCAAAGGGCATCCCGTTTTCTCTAGTTGAAGATTTAGATTTCACTGAAAAAGACTATCTTGGAAACTATATGTACGATGCAGTCCTCGTTGAGACCGATGACTCTGGAAACCCTTCGAGCTATGTCGTTACTCGCATAGGGATTTGCTTGTCAGGGGAAGAGAAGACAGAGTCGATTAAAATTCCAGATGTTCACAAACCATTTAGAACTTTAACGCTGGCCGCTGAAAACATAACAGAGATAATCAGTGTCAAAGACACAGAGGAAAACTCATATTATGAAGTAAACAATTTAACTCAAGACACAGTCTTTGAGGTTGTTACAAACACGACTGAGGACGCTGACCAAGTTCCGAATAATATTGAGATAATTCCCGCACCGTATCGTTTTACCACGACATATGGTTACAATACGAAATTAACAAAATTACGCTTCGGCGGCGGAGACGCTACTTCGTTAGACAACGATATTGTTCCAGATCCTGCCGAACTAGCTTTACCGTTGTATGGTAAAAAGACTTTTAGCAAATTTACCATTGACCCCAATTCACTGCTTCAAACGCACACTTTGGGGATTGCTCCAAAAAACACTACACTGAAAATAACATATCGCCACGGAGGAGGCTTAAACCATAATGTTGCTGCTGCAACAATAAAAACTGTCGATACGTTAATTTTAACTTTTGGGAACAATGCCACCGCATCAAGTGCTGCTAGCGTCCGCGCATCTGTTGATGTGTTAAACGATAATCCGGCTAGCGGCGCAGATAATGCCCCGTCACTTGAGGAGTTACGAACTCAAATCCCTGCCTCACGCCAGGCGCAGAACAGAATTATCACAAAGGAAGATTTAGTTGCGAGAATATACACTTTACCCAATAAATTTGGGCGAGTGTATCGAGTGGGTATTAGACCGAACCCAATCAATTCATTAGCTTCGCAAATTTTCGTGGTGTCCAGAGATAAAGATAAAAAATTGGGAATGACACCTGACACTTTAAAGAAGAACCTTCGAAAATATCTAAATGAATTTCGAGCCGTTAGCGATGCATTCGATATTTTGGACGCAAGGATTGTTAATTTTGCAATAAGCTTAGAAATAGTAGCGCATCCGTCTTCAAATAAAACCCAGGTCGCGCAGACTTGTCTTAAGGCACTAGCAAAAATTCTGGACACAAAGAATTTCCAGATTGACATGCCAATAGCGCTATCAGATATTACAAATGTGGTGCTAAACACACAGGGAGTAATTTCGCTGGTGGATCTCAAAGTATCTAATATCACTGGCACCACTGAAGACAGGACGTACAGCGATGTGTCATTTAACGTTGACGCAAATACGTTTCAACAGATGGTGATAGGTCCTGACGGATCGATTTTTGAATTGAAATATCCAGATAATGATATTCAGGTTTCTGTAAGGTAATTTTTTAGCATGTTTTATATTTTGACGTCCAGTGCAGACACGT